TGTACGACTGCGAGACCATTGCGAGAAGCTGGTGCTGGTATTTCTGGAGCACGAACAAAACCGGCCGCAGGAAGCACCCGCTAAATTGACAACATGAAAGGCGCGTGGAGCGTGGGCTCATTTTTTCCCTATGGATACAGGCTTCGAAGGATCCGGTTGCCCTTCGCTTGGCTCTGGAAGCCCTTGCGGCCGGGCAGGCCAACACCTTCACCAACGGGGGCAAGGTGATGGTCTCCGCCTCCGTGGCCGGCAAATCGTTTTCCTACCAGCTGCAAAAAGGCATCAATCCGGTGGCGATCACGGAGCTGGCTTTAAGCGCGTGGAAATCGATTAAGGATTTTACAACCTCTGCCGAAATTGAGAATTTCCTGACCAAGAGCGACGGCAACGTCAGCTACCCCAACTTCGGCTACAGCCAGGCGATCCATCCGTGAACGTGGGCTCGTGGTTTGGCCGGATTGTGCGGGCGGGGTCGCAAGACTTCACCAAGCGCCAGCATATCTTTGTCACACCGCAGGACACAAAGACGGACGTCACCACGCAGTCCCGCAAGCAGGTGCTGGGCCTGGCCCGCTACTGGTTCTACAACAGCCCCGTCGTCCGCGGGGCGATCGACTGCATGGTGCGAAACTCCATCGGGCCCGGGATCAAATGCCAGGCCCGCACCGCCGACGAGGGCTGGAACCGCGCCACGGAGGAATGGTTCCACGACTGGAGCCTGGCCTGCGATGTCCGCGGCCTATTGGACTTTAACACGCTCACCCAGGTGGCGGCCCGCAGTATGCTGCGCGACAATGAAATTTTCTGCGTCCTGACCAGCAACAAAGAGGATTGGCCCCAGCTCCAGCTCGTCGAGGCCCACCGTTGCGAGACGCCGGGATACCTGACCAACGAGCCCCGCGTCATCGACGGCGTGCGCGTGAGCCCCGTAGGCCGGCCGCTGTCCTACTACATCCGGCTGGGCGAGGGCGACAAGTTCACCGAGGTGCAGGCGCCGGACGTCATCGTGCTGGCCGAACGCGACCGCGCCGACGAGCTGCGCAGCCTCTCCCGATTGGTCACCTGTTTAAACCTGATCCAAGACCGGGAAGAAATTCTTACCAACACGATGGTGGGCATCAAGCGATCCAGCACGATCGGGCTGGCGCTGGAGGGGGAGGGCGCCCCGGGATTCTTCGGGCCCACCGCCACCACGGACGACGGCATCACCACGGACAGGGTTTTCGGATCCGGCGCGATCTGGAACGTGCCCAGCGGCCGCAAGATCCGCGAGATCAAGGACGACCGCCCCAGCCCGAACCTGACCGAGTTCATGGACCAGTTTCTGCGCGCCGTCGCCTCCGGCTTGGGCCTGCCGTACGAGTATCTGTGGAAAGCGGACCTGTCTGGACCGTCCCAGCGGTTCGTGCTGGCACAGGCCCAGCGCCGGTTTGACGAGATTGCCCAGGCCGTCATTACCCAGATGGTCTCCCGCGTGCGCCTGTGGGCGCTGGCGAAGGCCATTAAGCGCGGCGACCTGACGCCGCCCCGCGGGATGGACCGCTGGTGGCAGGCCGTGTACCACACGCCGAAACGCACGACGATCGACGCCGGCCGGGACAGCGCGGCCGACCGGGAAAACCTGAAGCTGGGCACCATCACCCTGTCCCAGATCGCGGCCGAGGGCGGATACGATTGGCAGGAGATCGTGGATCAGCGCGTGGCCGAGCAGGTCTACATCCGCCAAAAGGCTACCGAGGCCGGCGTGGATATGTCTGAAATTCAAAACACCGGCAAACCGGCCGCACCGGCGGTGACGCCGCCCAGCGCGCCTCCGGCCGATGAGGCGCCGGCACAGACGCCGGCACCGGAGCTGGCGGCCGCAACGGTGACGATCAACATGAGCGCGCCGATCGAGGTGGCGGCGGAACAGACGCCAGAGGACGGAGGGCAGAAGACGGAGGCGTTTACCATGAAGGACGATCCGGATCTGGAGCTTTCCGACAAGGAGCTGGACATGGTGGCCAAGGCGATCGGGCTAAAAAACAAGGCCGCCCGCAAAAAGAAACGCTGATTGTTTGACACGCCCGGCCAGCGCATGGCCGAAAAGAAATTCAAGGGCATCTCCGTCATCACCGCCGGTCCGGCCCTGGGCCATGGCATGGTGATCGACGCGGACACGCTCAACCAAGTCGTCGAAAAAGGAAACGAAGCGGGGCAGGTGAAAGTCCTGTCCGACCACAGCTCCAGCGTCTCCAACATTATCGGGTATCTGGAAAACTTCGGTCTGGACGGCGGACGCGTCCGCGCGGACCTGACGCTTTTGGAGAGCCATGAGGGCTTTGCCTATTTCAGCGAGCTACTCAGCACGCTGCCGGGCCAGATCGGCTTCTCCATCAGCTTTTCCGGGGTGCCGCGCGTGGCGGATGACGGGACGATGCTGGCCGATATTCAGACGCTGCTTTCGGTGGACCTGGTGACCCAGCCGGCGGCCAACCCCACGGGGGTTTACAGCGCGCGGGTTGACACAGCCAAAGTGGCCATGGCTCAAACCATCGAGACCAAAGAGGTCAAACTAGAGGCAGCCGCCGAGGCGGCGCCCGTCACACCGGCGGCACCGGTGTTTAACGCCGAGGAGGCCATCGCCGCCCTCGCCGCAAAATTTGAAACGCTTTCCCAACAGCTGGCCGACCTGACGGCCGCCAAGCTGGCCGCCGTCGTCGAGGACGCACCGGCGGACGACGCCCCCGAAGCGGAGCCAGCCCCGGAGCCCGTGGCGGCGCAAGCCAAGACGGAAACCCAGGAGCTCTCCCAGCCCGCGCCCGTGCCGGCGACCATCGCCGCACAGGTCATCGAGCTGGAGGCGTCCCGCGGGATCGCCCCGCTGGAAACGGCCNNAAACAGATCAAGTTCGCCCGCAAATAACAGAAAGGTAACACCACCATGGCCAACACACTCAACAACGTATCCAACGGACGCGCCGTCGCACAGCGCGCCCTCACCATCCTCATCGACCGCTTCCCGTGGTTCAACGGCGCCGCGGCGGCCAACTTCTCCGACGTGCCGGCCAACAAGGGCGACGCGATCACCACCCACCTGGCCACCATCGCCGGCGCGGGCACCTACAGCACCACGCAGGGCTACGTCCCCACGGACCGCACCCTCGCCAGCTACAGCGTGACGCTGAACACGATCGCCCACCAGACCGTGGCGATCAACGACGACGAAAAGGCCAGCAGCGCGATCAACCTGATCGACCGGCTCGCCTCCTCCGCCGCCTACGCGGTGGGCAAGAAGGTCGTCGACGACATGCTGGCCCTGGTCACCTCGGCCTACTCCAGCACGCTCTCGGCCACCTCCGTCACCTACAGCCAGATCGTTGACCTCGCCCAGGAGCTGGACAAAAACCTCGTCTCCAAGGCGAACCGCTACGCGGTCCTCAGCCCGGCGAACTACGCCACGTTGATCAAGGACAGCACCATCATCGCCAACGCCCAGCGCACCGGCGACGTGGTCCAGTCCGGCGTGGCCGGCGTGTTGGCCGGGGTGAGCGTGTACGACTACACGGACATCTCCAAGGCCACCGCCGCCACCAAGGGCTTTGCCGCCCAGCAGGAAGCGTTCCTGTTCGCGTCCCGCGCTCTCGAAGTTCCCGGCAACTACCCCGGCTCCGTCGAGAACGTGACCGAACCCGAAAGCGGCCTGACGATGCAGGTGCGCGAGTGGTTCAACCCGGACCTCGGCACGACCAACCGCAGCTACATCCTGCTCTACGGTGTGGCCCGCGGCGTGACCGCCGGACTGGTGAGACTTGTCTAAGTAACACCTCCTAACTGGTGGGGCGGCTGGATCGGGGGGTCCAGCCGCCCTTCCTCTCCAAAAACATGAACACCCCCCTTGTGTCTCTCGCTCTCATCGCCGGCCCGGCGGAGGGCGAGATTCTTTTTCGGCTCATCCAATCCGCCCGCGGCCTTTGGGACGAGGTGGTGGTGGTGGCGGCCGTGGGTAAAAACAGCTGCGACGACCTGCGTCAATCGCTCCAGGACGCCGCCGGCGAGGCCGGCATCTTCGGCGAATACCATAACGCCCCGGAGCACGCGGACTGGCCGCACATCGATAATTTCGCCGCCGCCCGGAACAAGGCGTTCCGCCTGGCCCGCGGCAAGTACGTCGTCTGGGCGGATTGCGACGATCTTTTCTTAGGCAAGCAAGCGGCCCTGCACCGCGGGGTAATTGAGGAGCGGGACAAGCAGGCGGAGGGCTGGGACGTGCTGGTCACGCGTTACGACGTGCAAAACAGCGCTATGCGCGACAATCGCCGGGAACGGATCTTCCGCCGCCGGGCGGACGGATCCCTGCCGGCGCACTGGGAACGGGCCATTCACGAGCGGGTAAGACCTGAGGAGAAGGCGGCGGTGGGATTGGCCGACGGCCTGTGCATCACCCACGTGCCCAAGACGAACAAAAGCGGCAGCGGCGAGCGCAACAAACGAATCCTGGCGGCGGAGACGGAGGGCATGGGGATGAACTGGTACTACATCGCCATGGAGGATTTTCTGCGCGGGCAGTACCAGAAAGCCATCGGCCCGTGCCTGCTGGCGCTGGAACACCCGGACGTGGGCGCCACGGAGCGCTACCAGCTGCTGTGCATGGCGGGGGTGATGTGCGCCGCGCCGGACAAAAAGCGCAAATATTTTGGCCAGGCCATTACGCTGCACCCCACGCGCAAGGAGGCGTACGGTCACCTGGCCTGCCAGCTGATGGACGAGGGGAACCTGCACGAGGCGTCCCGCCTGCTGCAGGTGGTGGACAGCCTGCCGCGCCCGGCCGGCGTCATCTGGAACCTGGACGCCAAGTGGTACGGCCACCTGCCGAAGATGCTTTTATCCCAGTGCCTCCGGGCGGCCGGACAAAAGGAGGACGCGGACCGCTGTGAGCGGGAGGCGTTCCGCGCCGCCTGGGGGCAGATCACCATCATCTACGCCGGCGAGCTGGCGCACTGCGCTCGCGCCCACAAGCTGTACATGGACACCTCGGACAATCCGGCCGGAGTCCAGCACCTGTTCATCACGCCGCCCACGGAGGATCCCGGAGCCAAGCGGCTGCACCAGGTGAAGGATGCGGCGGAGGCGATCGAAAAGGCGCTGGGCCACGTGCTGCTGACGGTGAAGGCGGAGGCGGAGACGCCCATTCCGCCGCTGATGTGGGACGCCGCCCTGCTGCAGGACGGCACGTTGCCCGGCACGGCGGAGCGGTTGCCCAACCCGGTGGACAAAAAAAGCCACGTGGTCATCGGCCTGACGACCACGCCGAAACGGATTCACACCGTCCTACCCACGATCCAGAGCCTGCTGGCGCAAAGCATGCCGGCGGATGAGATCATCCTCTCCGTTCCGGAAAAGCTGGCGCGGACGGGGGAGAGATTTCCGGAGATTCCGGCCGAGCTGCAAAAGCTGGCGGACGAGGGGAAAATCCACATTGCCCGCACGAGGGACCACGGGCCGGCGACCAAGTTTGTCGGAGCGGCGCAGGCCGCCAACGAAAGCGGGGCGCAGGACAGCTTCGTCATCTGGT